AACCTGTTGACGCACACTTTGAACGTATAGTTTAGGAGAAATAGAATGCCTGCACCAAAAAAATCATTACGCCCTAAGAAACGTCCAAAGTGGATGGACGAAAAAGCTATGCTCGACAACGAGGGCACCACGCAGGGCTACGAGGAAGAGCTTCAACGTATGCGTCCTGATGAAGAGGGCAGCACTCGCCACCCCAGCGGTAAGAGCATCTATGAGCAGGACACTCAGAGGTTTATGCGCGGCGGTATGGTCAAGCAGGGCTACATGGACGGCGGTGAAGTTCGCCGCGGCGATGTCCGAGACAACTCCAAGCGTGGAAAGTGCTACTGATGCCTACGATTATGATCAGCATCATGCCGGACGGAATCCCTGTCGATAAGATGGACGAGGACGACAACGGCTCTAGTTGCCCGATAGCCACGCAGGATGAAGAAGTTAACGACGTCAATAAAATGTACGCGCAGGACGAGGCGAACTACCACGACGCTATAGAAGACGGCGGGTTTAAGCTCTCCGAATGCTGCGGCAACTGCTCTGCGTACAACCAGACGGAGGACATAATGGACTGCATTGGCGATGAGTCAGGCGGAAGCGGATACTGTCAGATTTACAAATTCGTGTGTTCTGCGGACTATGTCTGCGACGAGTGGGTCAAGGGCGGACCAATAACAGGTAACGCAGAAGGCTCGGAAAGAGATATTCTTTAATGGACGGTGTTGATCTCGCGCGATATATGTATAAGCTACTACGGGAGCGCGAACAAGAAATTGCAAGTGCTCTGGGAATGGATGCTGCCAAAGACTGGGAGCATTACAAACTCATGGTAGGTGAGATACGGGGCATCACCTACGCTCGTGAGGAACTTAAAGCCCTGCTGGAGAACAACGCTGATGACGTCGAAGACCTTATTTCTTCCTGATCATGTAGCGCAGAAAATTAACAAGGACCGAAACGCTGCTAATCCAGCGGAATCGTCGCCTGTTAAGAGCGCGTATGTTGCCGCCGCGGATCGAGTTTTAGATCCTGCACTCATAGATAAACCCCTGATGGACCGTCTGCCTCAACCGACTGGTTGGCGACTGTTGGTTATGCCGTACCAAGGTGCGCGTAAAACGCAGGGGGGTATTCACATCCCTGACGAAGTTCGATCACGAGAGGCCGTTGCCACTGTTGTGGCATACGTCTTACGTGTGGGGCCAATGGCCTACAAAGACCCCGGCAAGTTTGGCTCAGACGCAGAGCCTTGGTGCGCAGAGGGTCAGTGGGTTTGCATTGGCAAGTACTCGGGTTCTCGTTTTAAGATCGACGGCGGAGAGGTTCGCATCATTAATGATGACGAAGTTATCGCTACGATTCTAGAACCTGATGATATCAAAAACGTCTAGGAGAAAATTATGCCACAGGTAGCAGGAGAAGTCTTCGAAGATGAAGAAGACGCAGGCGTTGAAGTAGAAGTTGAATCTACGGAGTCGGAACAAGAAGAGTCGTCAGCCCCCAAGGTTGATGTCAGTGAAAGCAACGATGATGAGCTGGACAGCTACAGCAATAAAGTCCAAAGCCGCATCAAGAAACTGACAGAGAAGTACCGCAAGGAAGAGCGTGATCGGGAAGAAGCTGTTCGCATGGCGCAGCAGCTTTTAAACGAGAACACAAACCTCAAGACGCGGATGCAGAACTTGGACAAAGGGTATTTGTCCGAGTACGGCACTCGACTAGAAACTCAAATTGGCGTGGCTAAGAAGTTGTACCGTGACTCGCACGAAAATGGCGACACGGACAAGATGCTTGAAGCTCAAGAGTCATTGTCAAGAATGTCGATTGAGCAGGAGCGTTTACGGTTAGCCAAACAACGGTCTGAGAACGCCCCGCAGCGTCAGCAAGCCCAACGGGCCCAACAGGCCCAACAGGCCCAACAAGCTCCGCAGCCGCCTGCGCCGAAACCAGATCCGAAGGCCCAAAGCTGGGCTGAAAAGAACGACTGGTTTGGTAGCAACGAGGTTATGACTTATGCGGCGTTTGGTATCCATCGCAAACTGGTTGAGGAAGAAGGGTTTGACCCGACGGCTGATGACTATTATACTGAGGTGGATAAACGCATGCGAGTGGAGTTTCCTCAGAGATTCCCAGCATCGAAAAAATCGGGCGGAGCACAGGTCGCACCTGCTGGCGCTTCAGCTACCCGCAGTACAGCAAAAACAGGGCGCAGGTCGGTAAAGTTATCTCCATCGCAGATTGCGATGGCAAAACGTCTTGGCGTACCGCTTGAAGAATACGCAAAGTATGTGAAGGAGTAAGACTATGACTGATAGAAAACCTCGCGAAAGCGAAACCCGCGAAAAAGAAACGCGCCGTAAACCATGGGCACCGCCCAGTCACCTAGCCGCACCGAATGCCCCAGAGGGATTTGTGCATCGTTGGATACGAATTGCAATGCGAGGCGAAGAAGACAAGATGAATGTCAACGCCAAGCTGCATGAAGGATGGGAACCCGTCCGGAAAGATGAGTATCCGAACTATGAGGCCCCGACTATCGACGAAGGTCGTTATGAGGGCATCATTGGGCAAGGCGGACTGATGCTGTGCCGAATCCCGCTCGAGACAGTAGCAGAACGAACTGCATATTACGGGGGCAGAACCCGCGAACAAATGACTGCTGTAGATCAGGACCTTATGAAGGAGCAACATCCTTCCATGCCGATTACTAACAATCGGCAAAGTCGCGTATCGTTTGGAGGCTCACGAAGAGACTCCGATTAATCATATGAGGTGCTATTATGGCAAATTCTAACGGATCCTTTGGGCTACGGCCCATCGGTATTGTTGGGCAAGGTGCGAATACTACGGGTGCTACCGAGTATCGCATTGCGTCAGGCAACAATACAAAAATGTTTCAGGGCTCCCCTGTAATTCCAATCGCTGGTGGAACTATCTCTGTGGCGCAAGCTGCTGGTGGTGGTAACGTAGCGTTCTTGGGTGTGTTTTGGGGCGTTGAATACGTTCGCGCATCTGACGGTAAGACAATCTGGGCTCCATCTTGGCAGGGTACTGCTGCGGGTGCAGATTCGAACTTCCCGATCAAAGCCTTTGTTTACGACAACCCAATGCAGACGTTTACTATTGCGACATCTAATGTTGTTTCAGCAGCGAACACTGAAGCGGAAGTTCGTGCAATGGTCTTTAAGAACATTGCAATGGCAACTGCCACTGCAGGCAATGACACCACTGGTATTTCTTCTGCATCCGCAGACTTGAATACTGCTGCTGCCACTGCTGGTCTTCAGCTGCGTGTTATCGGCGTCCAAGACGACCCTGATAATTCCGACTTCACCGCCGCTGGTATCCCACTCATCGTACGTCTCAATACATCGTTCAACTCTGCCAACGGCGGAATTGCAGCGGGTACTGTTTCGTCCACTGGCGTTTAAGGAGGTCTAACACATGGCTATTTCACGCGCACAACTAGCTAAAGAGCTAGAACCAGGCCTCAACGCGCTATTTGGTATGGAGTACAATAAGTACGAAAACCAGCACGCTGAGATCTTCACCACTGAATCTTCGGACCGCGCGTTCGAGGAAGAAGTTATGTTGTCCGGGTTTGGCGCAGCACCTACAAAATCTGAAGGTTCTGCAATCAACTTCGACGACGCTAACGAAGCATACACAGCTCGTTACAACCACGAAACCGTTGCGCTTGCGTTCTCAATTACTGAGGAAGCAATCGAGGACAACTTGTATGACCGCCTTGGCAGTCGTTACACACGCGCCCTCGCACGCTCAATGGCCCACTCTAAGCAGGTTAAAGCTGCGTCTGTACTGAACAATGCGTTCGCAGGCGGTGCAACTGCTGGCGGTGACGGTGTTGCACTCTGTGCCACTAACCACCCGCTTACAAACGGTGGTGCTTTTGCCAACACTCCAGCAGTAGCTGCTGATTTGAACGAAACTTCTTTGGAAGACGCTCTGATCAACATCGCTGGTTTCGTTGACGAACGTGGTCTCAAAGTCGCATTGCGCGGCATGAAGCTGGTCATCCCACGTCAACTGCAATTCATTGCAGAGCGTTTGATGGTTTCCAACTTGCGTGTTGGCACAGCGGACAACGACACGAACGCAATCCGTTCAATGGGCATGTTGCCTGATGGCTACGCCGTCAACGACTTCCTCACTGACCCAGATGCGTTCTTCATCAAAACAGACGCGCCTCGCGGCTTCGTCCACTTTGAGCGTTCCGCGCTTTCCACTAACATGGAAGGTGACTTCGACACGGGTAACATGCGCTTTAAGGCGCGTGAGCGTTACAGCTTCGGCTTTAGCGACCCGCGTACAGTGTTCGGTTCACCAGGGGCGTAAGTCTCGAACCAATAATACGGTCAGAGGCGGTCTTCGGATCGCCTCTTTCTTTTTGTTTACTCCTCCTGTACTGTTTGGGTATCCCTGACAGGCGCATGGTGCGTCTGACATTTGCCACGACAGGAGACTCACATGGCTAATACGACTTTTTCTGGTCCAGTAATTTCGAACAACGGTTTTACCTCTGCAGGTATTGCGTTCGCTTCTCTTCCCACAGCATCCGCCAACACG